ATTATATGAACGTTGAGACTAATGAGCTTATGAACGAGTATCAAGTCGCAGAAATGATGTATGATTTTGATGAAACCGAGTTGAAATATGCCTAGTCAAGACGAAACACAAGAGTTTGTCGCTCCTTGCCATAATTGTTCTGAACGTATGACATCAGATGATGTTGTTACAGACGATTTGGGCAATGAGATGTGTCAAGAGTGTTACGACGAGAACTACCTTTCAGCAGATTGTTGTGGTTGCGAGTTACATAACGAGAGTGTATTGTACACTCCAGGTGGAGACGAAGCGTATTGTGAGGATTGTTACCACGACAATATAACATATTGTGAGGAATGTAGTGAAGACTATTGGAACGACGATATGCAATATAGCGAATCCGACGGAGAGTATTATTGTGAAGATTGTTACCTCTCTAATCATAGTAATGCAAATTACGAGTGGAACGTCTATAGTAATAACTTCATAAAAGAAAATACGGACTTTGCTACTCCTGAGAAGTGTGGATATAGTAGTGATACTTTTAGTCTAATTAAATCTAAACGTTATCAAGGTATAGAGATAGAGACTAATTACGCAGGAGACTGGACTAATAGTTTCGTCTATGACCAAATATCCAGAAAGTTAGCAAGTGGTAGAGGCAATGGACACACTATGTTTAACGTAGTTTACGACGGAAGTGTCAATGGTGGAGATGATAGCTATGGAGGAGAAGTTGTAGTAAGCCCAAGACGTGGAGACGTTTTGTATAAAGATATGCTTACTATTACAGATACTCTTAAAAAATCAGTAGACGCTTACATTAGTAGGAAATGTGGATATCACTTACATATAGACACAAGAGACTATGACTGGCAACACTTCTTAATGCTAGTAATTATGACTAAGATGATAGAACCACATATATATAGTTGGTTGCCATCTAGTCGTAGAACTAGTAATTGGTGTAAACCAGTATCTCAGTCGTTTGATGAATTACGATATATCTGCGACAGAGATAGTTTCTTAGAATACTATTACGACGATTGTGGCTTTAGTAATAATAAGTACAACGAAAAGAGATATCACGGACTGAACTTACATAGTCACTTTCAAGCTAATCAAGGTGTAGAGCTTAGATATCATTCGGGAACTTTAAATGCAGATAAAATGCTACATTGGAGTATATTCTGGAGTCAAGTAGTAGATAAGTGTTACGACTTAGGTACTCAGTTAGCAGACGAAATGCGAGAACGTAATATACACGACTTGTATGATACGTCTCTATTTAAGTCTCTACTTACTAAAAACGTAATAAAATACGAAAAAGACAAACTATTAGACATTAGTGATAGGATTCATATACACGACGGAGCATATACAAATATAAGTCAATACAAAAAAGATAGTAAGTATCTATCAGACTTATTAGGTATTAAAAGCGACAAAGTGTATTTGATAGAGCCAATGCTTAGATTTGTTAGGCAAAATAAGTATACAAAGGCTACTATGACTATTGATAGTCTGTTTGATACGTTTGAAATACCAATCCTTACACAGGAGTTCTATAGAGAACGTCTAGTAGAGATTATGGATAATCCAAACACTCCAACAAGACACGTAATAGACTGCTTTAACAATTCAGACTTCTTTGTAGATTTTGACAAAGATAATATGTCTTTTAAATTAGCAGGTATTATGAGTTCTATGTTTCCGACTATTGATGATGATGTAGTTAAGGACAATCAGTATGGAAGTTCTAATCTTGCATACATCTCAAAAGACAAAATGCCGTCTGATATTGACGGCTTTGTTCTCAATCCAGTAGGTTATAGTTCTCTATAATGTCTTACTTGGAGTATATATCAAATGACAAGGACGCGTCGTTAAAACATAAGGGCGACGCGTTTAATATTAATAATGTAAAACAACGAATGGAGCAAAAGTGAAAAAATATAAAATAAGAGTTAGTATACCTATTGAATACGATACGTCGGAGTTAAATAGTTATTTTGAAGCTACATTAAATGTAGACGCAAATACATATGAGGACGCAATGACATTAGGAATAGAGGAGTTTAATGATAACTATGACATAGACGCGATATATGATGAAATATATGATGACTTAAAGTCTCAGATGTTAGTATGGTTAGACGGAGATTATGAGTGCGACTTAAGTGATGAGGATTACTATTTCGCAGAGGAAGTTAAGGAGGAAGCAAATGATAGAGCATAGTGAAGGGAATGTAGTTATGATAGATACAGACGATATGATGGTTTGTGGATATTGTGGCATTGAAGAAGTTTATGTACAGGACTGCGATTGTTCTGAGGAAGTTATAAGCTACTTTGACTTTAAAGAGAGGATAGTGGAAGAGACTATGGGAAATAAAGATGAATATGATATAATATTAGACGGAGGTAGATGTTAATGAGTAAAGAAGCAATAAGATTACAGACGGAAGTAATAAATGCGACAGCAAAACTAGATAGGCTAGGATTTAGAATAAGTTGCACATACATACCAGGTGCAGGTTGGGCGTCGGAACTAGTTAATAATAACACTGGAGAAAACCACGAACTAGACGAACATAGTAGTCCTGAGATAGACGAACAAGACGTAATGGACGCAGA